GCTATAAACCGTCACACAGCGTACCCTTCCTAGGGTTGATTTGACTTTTGCTTATATTCCGCAAGACTCTGTCTTATTGACTCTTATTTTATCACTTCATTGTGATTATTTCGGGTTCTTAGTACCTGTTCGGCTTCGAACATAAAACTAAACTTTTCATGGAGAAATTCAACTCTCTCCGCAATGCTATTACACAACGCATTGCAAAAAATGCTCTTACTACACGTTATCGTGAAGAAGACATTTTTCGAGTTATTCCCAGTGACGTTCTGCGTGCTAACGACCACGCAACTCGAAACTGTGAACGACTCGCTTCTGTTGATGTCGAGATACACCATCCTCCATCAACACCTTCTCTTTTTGATCCAAATCCAACTCTGGATCAAGCAACTGCCGTCCTTCCCGGACGGCTTCAACCTCAACCAATGGTTGCCGTATCTGATGATGCAATAACACCTTTGCCTTCTCTCACTTACGACACCAAACCCCACCTGAATTATGCCTTTTCCAACGGCAAATGCGAACACCGCGAAAATCCTTTCGACACTGTCGATAAATCGGATTCATCCGAGGAAGACTCTATCGAATCTATTCTCTCTGGTCTCCCCGCATCAGCTACTTATGCGACTCTCGAGCATTTAGCTACTTCTAATTCAGCTGGCAAAAACATTGACGTTTACATCAACGATGCAGTCGATTGCATGAACTCATTCATGGAATTTCTGAAACCTGCGACGATTAACAACACGATACTTACACTCCGTCGGCCTGGTCCCATCTCCGTTAAGGCCGCCGCTGTTCTAGCAGCTCTTGAAGCTTATGGACTCCTTTGGAATAGATCAGATCAGCTATTATCTATGGCTGTTGATTGTATTGTATCACACTTTGATTGCTTTTCACCTCAAGCCGCCGGCGATGAAATCCCGACGGTTTTCACTCGATTCCTTAACAAAATTCATGTTGATCCCGAGACTATCAAGGGATTTGTTCCAATTGCACAATTTATTGTACCATGTATTTGGATTGGACTTACAGCTTATGGCGTTTGCACCGAAAACATCGTGTGTAAAGTAGTTCGTACTCTCGGCATCACATGCCGCGGAATGCAAGCCATGCGTTCCGAGTGGGACTATATGTCAACAGCCACAGCTGCTATTTCTGATTCACTCCTTAACCGAAAAACTGATTACGTCACAGACATCTCGGAAAATTTGATTAAACTACACAGAGAAATCAAAGAACTTGCTGCTGAATTTCGCGATCGTGAATACTTCGTTCCTTCTGATTTACAAAAATATCAAACACTCAAAACACGTATTCAAGACGCTTCTGATTTAAATTACCAAATGATTCAACTCAAAATTAACATTCCGAATTCTATTCCTCTTTTGACTGAAATTCGCGTGTTATCGGGTGAACTTTCAACTTTGCTTTCCAACACAGAGAAAGCCACACGCAGACGGCAACAACCGGTTTGCTTATGGCTTTACGGTGCTGCTGGAACTGGCAAGACTTATCTTGCCCGTTACATCAGTAAACTTCTTGGACAAATTGAAGGCCGCCCGTTAACACGTTTCGTTCGTACAAAAACAAAATTTTGGGAAGGATATTGCAATCAAGATATTGTCATTTACGACGACCTCTACGCCTCTGAACAATCTTTCGATTACAATGAAGCCGAAGAATTTCAAAACGTCGTTGGTTCACAACCATACCCAGTCAATATGGCCTCTTGCGGTGATAAAGGGTGGCCCCTTACATCCCGTTATGTCATTGTTTGTTCCAATTATTTGTGCGACCCTTATGCGCAAACTCATTGTGATCAAGCACAAGACCGACGTCGAGACATTCTTATTCAGTGTATCGATCCTGTTCGTGACGCAGTTGTTGCCGCGACTGGCCAACTACCTGCACTATCTCACTACAAAGCCGATTTTAGTCATCTTGCATTAATGGAATTGAAACCGATTCGCAATCCTGCAACTCAAAATTTTGAGCCTATTCACGCTGATAAACAAGCTTGCATTCGATCGCCTATTTCTTTGGCAAAAGCTCTTTACACGAAACAATGTATTTATGAAGATCAATACAAAAATCCTGTCGAAGATCTGCCAGTTAACGTTGATGCTGACGGTTATCATTTTAGTGATCAACTTTTGACTACTTTGGATTTTGGTGCGATTGCCCAACCCAAATTGGGTAAAAACGCTCCAAAGCCCAAAAACGCCAAACCAACCGCTGCCGAGAACCAACAAGCCGTTGCTCGAGAACTCGATACACGTAACACTTTTCAACAAGTCGTTAATCGCTCTCGTGCGCTTAACACACGTGGTCGAGATTTCACTCCTGGCTGGATGCCGCAATCGATTGACTTTGAACCACAAGCTCGATCGAATTCGCGTGCCGTTCTTCTCATCGGTCCACCTGGCATTGGAAAAACAACTTTTGCTCGAAATTATGTCAAAGAAGATCCTAATTACCATGTTTTTGACGATCCGCCTCTTACAGATTTTAGAAAATGCGTTCAATTGCTGTGGGATCATTCTGAACATCACGGAAAACCAGTGATGCTTGTTGTTAACACTGAAACTTTCAACGATCAACGTTGGGACCTCACTTCCTGTGGTCAAACGTTTGATGCGATACTCTCTCGCTTTATCGTTGTTAATTTTAGTTTTCGACAGCGTCACCGACTCCAAATTCAAGCGATGAAGATGGTTGGCAAACCACCGCCGACCGCTCATTTTCCTGATGATGTTACGATTACTCTCACAGACGTTGATAACAAACCTGTAGATATGACAACCGTTGAACTGACAAATTACCTTCTTTACCGTGATAAACTGGATCATAAAACTTTAACTCTTACCAAAATTGCTTCATGGATTGACGATTTACCTGAAGCTCGTTTGATCATACCAAAAACTGCTAATGATTTACTTAAAACTCTTTCTTTCAAAGATCTGATTGCGAATAAAATCGAATGTAATTTATCTATTAAACAACTGTGGAGCATTTACAAGATCCTCAAAGATTGTCAACGTTATTCCAGTGTCGACGATGCTATTGTCGATATCAATCTTCGTGAGGTGAAAACTGCAGAGAAAGGCACATTCTGTCTTGTGCTTCTCGACCGGACTCTTGTGGTCCAGACCTTCCCTATGGTCAGGATTTACAATTATTCCGGTATGCTTTCTTTTGAAGCTATCGCCTCCGAAAATATCGATGATAATCTTGTGATCAATTTCATCGGCCTTCGTTTGAAAGCAATTGCTCGCGCAATTGCTTTTCTTGTCAAAGTTGGAGGTGTTTTAACCACATCAATCTTCTCTCAACAATCTGTGTCTGACCACATTCCGTTGCTCAGTGAATCCTGGGCTGACGATTGTGCTGATTTGCCACTCGATACACATACCGATTATGGCAATCAAGACGTGGACGAAGAACGAGAAGTTGATTGGAGAGAACACCTCTTCCAAGTTCGGAACCAAGACGCTTTCCGCGGACCAAAACATCAGTTACCTGATAGTGATCCGTGGAAACGACGGAATGAACCCTCCGTACGTCTTTTACCCGAACACAAATATGACAACACGAAGAAACAACGGCCTCCTCCTAAGATTCGACCTACTGATTATGATTTACGCGCCGAGCACTACCCAACCGACGGTGCTTGGTACGACTGGAAATACGATCTTGAACCTCGACCTTATGACAAAGACCAAACACGTTACCCGCCTGCTTCACCTGGATCTGCAAAACGTGCCAAAGAAGAACGCAAGAAACAGCTTGACTTACTTGTTAAAAAGAAAGAAAGTCTTGACGCTGAATGTCGCGCATGTGATGAGATGATTCGTCGAAAACGTACACCACCACCTGATGCGTGTGCCAAAGCCGAATGCGGTCTGTACGACATGGATGAACCCCTTCGTCCTGAATGCAATATGTGCAAGATGCGTGCCATGCTCGGCAATAAGACACCTTGCGTCAGTTGTAGTCGTGTTGAACACACTGTTATTCCCTACGACGACGATGAGTCTCGTGTTCCGAACAAATATGCTGATGAACTTAAACGAAAGTTCATGCACCAGCAGTATATCTCGGAAGTTGATCCTGCGCCTCACGGTTTACCTGGAATGCGTGTCACTGTTGATAATGTACCGCGAAAAGTACCTCGCGATTTAGTTCAGCTGATGGAAGGCGAAGCAATTGTTGATTCTCAAACACTGCAAAATTTACCAACATATGTCAACAACGTGGTTTTTATCGATTCTATTGAACGACCATCGTTGCGTGGCATTATGGTTGGCGGTCATTTCGGCGTTTGCTCGGCCCACGCTTTTGCGGGCCGTGCCGTCGGGGACACTTTTACAGTCTTTGATCGTTACCATCGTCCTTTACGTGCCGCTGTTTTTAAGATCAATACAAAGCGTGATATATGTGTTTTCCGACTCGACAAAACTTGTGAGCAGTACAAAGACTTACGAGCCCACATGCCACGATCAACTGACTTGTTCAATCGGACTGGTCAACGTGCCCTTCTTGTGCACGTTGCACCAGCGAGAGGGCGCACCGAACACGGTGCGCTTGTAAATACAGTCACGACTCACACCAACGTGATTATTTTACAAGAACGTGCTCAGAAGAACCTTACTACAGGTGTCACTGTTACCGGACAACTGTACCGTGGTCACACGCGCGGCATTCAAGCTGCCGACGTGATCACTGTCAAAGGAGATTGTGGCTCACTCGTTTGTATACTCGATCCAAAAACCGAAGCCAAACTTGTCGGTTTTCACACTGCTGCTACTGCTGATTTGGGTTTGATGGCCCTGTTCCTGCGAGATGATTACGGTTTTATGGATGTGATGGTCCCTCAATCGATCGATGATCATGCGTTTCAAGACGACTGGCAACCAACAGTCCTTCACCATCAGATGGTCAAGCTTTTGCCTGAACCGGTACAATACGGAAACGTCGAGCTTATTGGCGTGTTATGGAATGGTGCTGAAGTTTTACATCAGCATCACAACACCATGACACGCCTATGGCGTAGTCCGTTGTCGCTTACCGAACCGTCTGATTCTGACGTCTTCCAACCGTGCGCATTGTTCGATGGAGACACCCGTCTGCCATATTACTTTGATCCTTTCCAGAACGGAGCCGACAAATTCAATCACGAGTTCGTGGACATCGACGAACCGCTTGCCGATTTATGTATTGAACACGTAGCCGAATACTATGCTGATCTGTCGTTTCGCAAACAGTTTTCTTGTCGCAAAATGACGAAGACGGAAGCCATTAACGGAATTTCGATTTTCAAAACGTCTAGTCCACTGTCCCGCGACACTAGTGCGGGATTTCCGTGGTCTCAAATGCGCGGCGTGACGAAGAAAGGTAGCTTCTTTGACTTTGATGCTACCCGCCAGATCTGGGTCCTTGCGGATTCAGATCATGGCCGTCTTCTGAACGACGCCATTGACGCTAACGAAAATGCGATCCGAAATGGCAAACGTATCGCCATTGTCAACATTGCGACGTTGAAAGATGAGCCTCGAAAACTCAAACGTATCTATGACAAACCAGATACTCGTGTTTTCTACGCTTCACCACTTGACGTTGTAATGCTGATGCGAATGTACTTCCACACTGCTTCTTGTTGTATCACTGAAACTCATCGAGAGACACCCATTAAGATTGGCATCAACCCGTCCGGAATCGATTTCCACGTGTTGTTTGAAAATCTTACGTCTATCGGTGATGATGCGTTTGACCTTGATGCGTCTGGCTGGGATTCTACCCTCCCACCTTACGTGATTGGTCAGTTGTACAAGATCTACAACCGCATTTATGAAGTGTGCGACCCGCTTGCAGAACGGAATCCAAAGCTGTTTGA